ACCAGATACTAATGGCATTCACAGATTTCACTAATCTGGACTTCGATCAGATTAGAACCTCCATCAAAGACTACTTAAGAGCAAATTCAACCTTTAGCGACTTTGATTTTGAAGGTTCTAACTTCTCTGTACTGATTGATGTACTTGCCTATAACAGTTATCTGACTGCCTACAACACCAATATGGTGGCAAATGAGGCATTTCTAGATAGTGCAACCATCAGAGAGAACGTAGTGTCTCTTGCAAGGAACATAGGATTTGTTCCACTGTCTAGAAGAGCAGCAAAAGCAAATATTTCATTCATCGTAACTGAGCTCAATACCTCAATTAAGACGGTATCACTCAAATCTGGTATTGTCTGCACAGGTTCATTAGATAATACCAGTTACATTTTCTCAATTCCAGAAGATATTACTGTCAGTGTCTCAAATGGTGAGGCAATTTTCTCTGAAGTTGACATTTATGAAGGAACATATCTCACAAAAACCTTCACTGTAGACAATTCTCAACCAAATCAGAAGTATATTGTTCCAAACCCTTATGTAGATACCTCTACAATTAGGGTAAAAGTCTATAATAACTCCCAAAGTACCACTTCAGAGGAGTATTCTTCAATTAATGATATTGTTGGCATCAGTTCTACATCACAAATCTTTTTAATTCAAGAAGTTTCTGATGAAAAATATGAACTTTTCTTTGGTGATGGCATTTTTGGTAAGAAATTGAGTAATGGAAATGTTGTTAATGCCTCCTACGTGGTCACGAATGGGCCTGCAGGTAATGGAGCATCCAACTTCACCTTCTCTGGCACTCTGATAGACAATAATGATGCTCTGGTGACATTATCTGTTGGTGTTGTGGTCACAAATACACCTGCTCAAAATGGTGACGATATACAATCTATAGAGTCTGTGAGGTATTATGCACCAAGATTGTATGCATCACAGCGTAGAGCAGTAACAGCAGGTGATTATGAAGCAATTTTACCTTCAATTTACTCAAATATTGAATCAGTAACTGCTTATGGTGGTGAAGAAATGACACCACCTCAATATGGTAAGGTATTTTTAGCAGTAAAACCAAAAAATTCTGATTTTCTTGCTCAATCTACAAAAGATTTTATTTTAAATGACCTCAAGAAGTACACTATAGCAGGAATTAGACCAGAATTTGTAGATATTAATGTATTATATGTTGAAATAGATTCTACAGTGTATTATAATTCAAACTTATCTTCTTCGCCAGAGTCCTTAAAGACTAATGTTCTGTCATCATTAACCACGTATTCAAATTCATCTGATTTGAATAAGTTTGGTGGAAGATTTAAGTATAGTAAGGCTTTAGGAATTATAGATTCTACAAGCACTGCAATTACATCAAACATAACCAAAGTAAGAATTAGAAGAAACTTTGAAGTCATTTTAAATGAACCCACAAAGTACCTGATTTGCTTTGAAAATAGATTTAATGTAAATGACAATAGAAATAATACTATTCCAAATATTAGATCAAGTGGATTTGTAGTTAATGGAGTTACTCCCACTGTTTATATTGGGGATATTGTTGATGATTCTACATTAAAGACAGGAACATTATATCTCTTTTCATATAGTGAAAATAAAATAGTCAAACAGATAGGAAATGTTGGTACAGTTGATTATGTGAATGGAATTATCAATATAGATAATATAAAGGTATCTTCTACATCAAAACCCAACAAGATTATTGAGATTGATGCAATTCCATATTCTAATGATGTAATTGCCAAAAAATCAATTTACTTAAAATTAGATATTGGAAATAGCAATATTTCTATGGTTAAGGATTTAATATCATCTGGGGAAAATGCATCTGGTAGTAGATTTATTCCAGAATCAAGTTATTTCTCTGACTCAAAAGTAAGAAATTAAAATGAATCAAGACAATAAAGTAGTAAAAATTAAGGATATTGTTTATAATCAAATTCCTGAATTTATTCTATCAGATAATCCAAATTTTTCAGAATTTTTAAAGCAATATTATACATCACAAGAATTTCAAGGTTCTGCAGTAGATCTTGCAGAAAATTTAATTAATTACAAGAATTTTGATGCGTTTGATAATACTAATTTATATTCAGACACTGTACTAACAGAAAATGTAGATTTTTTTGATGATGAGATTTTTGTAGAATCTGTTAGTGGGTATCCACAAGAATATGGATTGATTAAGATTGATAATGAAATCATCACGTACACTGGAATTACTACAAATTCCTTTACTGGATGTGTTCGTGGATTTAGTGGCATTTCATCATTAACACAAGAGAATAATCCAGAATTTTTAGTCTTTTCTCAAACAGAATCTTCAGAGCATACTTCAGGTGCTGCTGTTCAAAACTTAACTAACTTATTTTTACAAGAGTTTTTTAGAAAAACCAAGTATCAATTTATTCCTGGATTTGAAGAAATTGATTTTGACAGTAGAATTAATGTTCCCAACTTTATTAGTAAAGCAAGAACATTTTATGAGACCAAAGGAACTGATGAAGCATACAAAATACTGTTCAAAGTCCTCTATGGACAAGATGTAAAGGTCATCAAACCTGATGACTATACATTCAAACCATCTGATGATAAATGGACTGTCTGTGAGTCATTTAGATGTGAATTAATATCAGGAGACCCTATTAAATTAGTAGGTCAAACACTTTATCAAGATAAAAGTGTAGATGGAAGAATTTTACCAGCTTCTGGTTCAATCTATAGTGTTGATAGGTTTTATGTAAAGAATAAAGTCTTCTATAAAATTAATTTATTCTCTGGATATTCTGCAAACTTAAGTTCAACTGGTTCTATTTTTGGTTCTTTTCTAGAGACTCCAAAAACTTATGTTGTAGAAGATATTTCTTCAGGTGCAAATGTTATTACAGTTGATTCTACTATTGGATTTGAAAAATCTGGAACTATCTACATTAATGATCTTACAGTAACTTATACAGATAAAACAACAAATCAATTTTTAAATTGTTCTGGAATTTCTCAAAGTATACTTTCAAAATCAGAAGTATATGGAGACAATTTTGTTTATGGATATCAAGCAGACTCAAACACTCAAGTTAAATTGAGAATAGTTGGTTCTCTTTCAGGAATAGAGTATTCTACAGTTTCTTATGCACTCAAAGGTGACCCAATTAAAGTAGATAATTTAGGAAATCTTGATGACAATCCTTTTACAAAATCTTTAATTTATAATTTACCTTTAACTGTATATTCTGGTGTATTGACTACATCATTACCAAATTATAGTTTAGAGGGAATCAGCTTATCTACTGGAAATGTAAAAACTTTACACAATCACAAATTGAGAAATAGTGATGTTGTAGATTTATATAGAACCAACTTTAATGAAAGAATTAAATCTAATGTAGATGTTTCTACAAGTAATGCAACTCCAAAACAGTACACAATTAACGTGTCTGGAATTTCTTCCTATGTTGGATCAAGAATAACTGCAAAAAGAAAATTATTTAAATCACAGTCAACAACATATCCAGAAGTTAATAATAAGTTTACTGCAAATATTCAAAACTCTTTTGTAGATGAAACTTATAACTACATAACTTCTAATGGATTTCCTAATTATAACATAACTCCATACAAAAGACAATTTTCATTTACTGTAAATCAAAGTGACTATGAATCTTTAGAAGGATCTCATAATTTTTATGATGGTGAATTAGTAACTGTAACTAATTACACTATTACTGGCAATTATTCCAATCCAGTTGGTGTTACTACAGGTGTATCTTTTTATGTTAAAAACATTAATGGTGATACTATTAAATTAGCATATTCTGCAGAAAATATTGCCAATTCATCTTTTATTAGTTTTTATGAATTAGTCAATCCTCCTGTAAACAATTCTGTTAAAGGATATGTTAGTTCATTTACTTTGATTGATAATAGTTTATATGGAAACACATTTACTTCAGCAAAAATATTTAAAAAGTTTCCTAAAATTCCAAATGTTCTAATTTCTGATGTAGAAACATTACCAGGACCAATAGGAATTTTAGCAAATGGCGTAGAAATCAAAAATTACAAATCTTATGATAAAGTTTACTATGGTGAAATAACATCTATTAATATTTTAAACCCTGGAACAAATTATGATATTGCAAATCCTCCAAGATTTTTAATCAATAATGGAAATGATACTCAAACCACTGTTATACCTCAATTAACTGGTAAAATAACTAAATTAATTGTAACTGATCAAGGATTCAATTATACTAAACCTCCAACAATCACAGTGTTTGGTGGAGGAAATGATTCTGTAAAGACTGAAGTTAAAATGAAACTTCAGGCAAAAGAATTAGAGTTTACTGCATCTTCTGCAGGAGGGTATGTTAGTGATATTAATGACCAGTTTACATTCCCATCCAAGCATTATCTTATAACTGGAGAAGAAGTTGTATATCAAACTTTAGGAGGGTTTCCAATAGGCATAGGAACCTTAGCAAGTGAATACTTAGTTAATGATAGCGTTTACTATGTAATTACTGTTGGTGCTGGAACATCATTTAGATTAGCTTATACTAAAAATGATGCTTTAACAAATAATTATATTTCTATTAGAGAATATGGGGCAGGAACTCAAAGGTTTGTATCAACCAAAAAGAAACTTGTAGTAGATTCTGTCAATTTAATTGATGTAAACACTGAATTTAAATATAAAAAAGTATTAGCAGGACCTAATGATGTAAACCATTATGATAGTGTTATTACCATAAAAAATCATGGGTTTTCTACAGATGATGAAGTAAGATATTCTTTTTCTGGCACAACTTTATCAGGAATTAGTACAGAAACAAATTATTATATTCACAAAATAGATGAAAATAGATTTAAATTAAAAACAAGCAAAACTTCAACAACATATGTTGACTTTGGAGTTTCTGATATATTTTCAATTTACTTCTTTGAATATTCACCAATTAGAGTAAATGTTTCTGGTTCTCTTGCAACAGATGGACAAGGAAACATTATAGGTTCTCAAGCAACAATAAAACCTATAGTTTTAGGCAAAGTTACTGAAGTACAAACTGGATTCTTTGGGCAGTATGGATATGGAACTCCAACAATCCTTAATTATAAAAATGCTCCAACAATTAAGGAATTGGTTGGAGAAGGAGCAAACTTAGAACCTGTTGTAGTAGATGGTAAAATTATTAAAGTAATAGTTAAAAGTTCAGGAAACAACTATTACAATTCTATCAAGTTAATTGTTGAAGGTTCTGGTTATGGTGCTCAACTTGAACCTGTGATAGTAAATGGACAGATTACCTCTATATCAATTGTTAATGGTGGTGTTGGGTATAACAGTTCAACTGATATAAAAATAGACCCTGTAGGCAAGAATTTAAAACTTTCCACTAATTTACAGTCTTGGTCATTAAATGAAATATACAAATTAGGTTCAACTAATGTTTCTTCAGGGGTTCTTTTAGGAAAGAAACACTCATACTTTGGAAATACTTTTAACATCTTTTATCTAAACTCTGATTTGTGGTCACAGTTTAATATTCCAGAATTAGCAACAAATCAAAATCCAACATCACATTCTTCAATAATTGGATGGGCTTATGATGGTTCTCCAATTTATGGTCCAGATGGATACACTAATCCTGATGGAACTGGTGGGTTTAGAAGAATGACCTCAAGTTATCAAATAAAATCTACATTATCAACAAATAGACCAGATTCCTCTACATTCCCTCCAGGTTCACTTATAGAGGACTATGAGTATGTTGAAGGTCTTGGAAGATTGGACAAATATAATGGAAGATTCTGTGCAACTCCAGAATTTCCAAATGGTGTATATGCATATTTCTGTACTGTTTCAAATACAAGAAACCCAATATTCCCATACTTCATAGGAAATTACTACAAGTACACGCCAGAACAGGATAATTTAGATTTAAGAATTAATCAAGATTTAAACTTTAACGCTTTAAACATATCAAAACACACCCTTCCATATGGTGTAGAAAATAAACAAAATTATTATGAATACTTTAACTTTAATGAAAAGTCAAAATCAGGAGAAATTTTAGTCACAAATTCTTCAAGAGGACGAGTTGATGATGTTCTTGTTGTTAATGGTGGATTTAATTATTCAATAGGTAATAGAATATCTTTTGACAACTCCAATACTGGTGGGTTTGGAGCTTTAGCAGAAGTATCAGAACTTTCTGGAGTTGGAATTAATAGCATTCAATCTTCAACTCAAACACTATCTAATGTAACTTTGATTTATGAAAAAGGTTCAGTTGTTGGTATTGCTACTACAACTCACAACATTAAGGATAAAAGTTATATTAAAATTTCTGGAGTGTCTACAACTACATTCTCTGATTTAGAAGGATTTGTTCAAGTAAATGTTCCATTAAAAGAAACGCAATTACTTGAAGGGATATCTGACCAAACTACTACTGGAATAGTTACTTCAATTCAAGTCAAAGATTCTATCTTAAATTTTGACATAGATTCTTTAAT